GCGGCGACCACCACGGCCAATGTGCGCACCACTCGCCTGACCAGCGATAGTGGCCCCGCTCACCGGGTGACGCAAGACCATGTGCTGTCGATATGATCCACCTTTCCTCAAGTCCGTGACGGAACACGGGAGGATCCAACCGGGCTGGGTTGAGAGCAGGTAGTCAACTTTCCAGAACAGGCTGTCTGGGTCGCCAGACCGATCCACGTTGTCCTCCACGCGGGACACCAGCAGACTCTGCCACCCGTGGAACAGCCACCCCCATGTCGCCAGACCAAGCACAAGCCACGATGCCCCCATGTCGCGGCTCTTCCTGATCACGGAATCACGACCGTCCTTCACACACGCGGCCAGTTTCCGGATCGATCCGATCTGCACAGGCCACGGGACAAACGGCACATCAGCCACCTCCACCGGGCGTTCCCGCCCGTCCAAGGTGACCTCCTTCACCCGGTAGGTCCATGCGGTCATGGCGAGCCATGCTGCCGGATCGCTCTTGAACAGCGCGTACAGATCCGCCCGTTCAGCCTCGTTCGCACCACGAACCACAAAGTCACGGAGAGCAATAACATCGTTAGGGTCCGTGGGCCATGTGGGTTGGTACAGGGCTTCCGAGAACGAGTCTAGACGGCGAGGGAGAGGGGAGTGGGACTCCGGCGGCGCGGCAGGCCCGGGGGATCCGTACGGCGAGGGGCCACCCCCATCCCCCCCCACCCCCCCGCCCACCCCCCCGCCCGCGCCCGCCCCTGCCCGCCGCCCGCCCGCGCCCCGGTCGCGCTTGCCCGCCGCCCGCGCTGCCCGCATGGCCGCAGCCCGCGCCCCCTTCGCGCCCGCTGCCGCCGCGTCCACCTCCGCCGCTGTCGGCACGCCGCCGGGGTGCGCCGCCTGCCACGCCTCCCACGCCTCGCCGCCCTGCGCCCGCGCTGCGTTGCGCGTGTCGCACCATGCGCGAGTCGCCCCCTTGGCCCGCCCCCGCCCATCATCCTTGCGCATCGTCGGCCTCCGGTTCCGGCAGTGCTGCCGGGATCTCTGCTGCCGCTGCCCGAAGTCGCGCAGCCGCAGCGAACCGTTCGAGCATCTCCACCGCCCGCGAGGCGTTGCCGTCCTCCACCCGCAGTGCGCCGGAGACCTCCACCCGCTGCGCGCTGTCCCTGTACCGCCCGGGCTTCAAGCCCCGCAGCCGCAGGGCAATCGCGTTGAGTTGCACCTGCGACCCCGGCAGCGTCCCCGCAGCCAACTGGTCGAGCGTGGCCTCATGCCCCTCCGCAATCGCCGCCTCCGCCCGCGCACGGGCAGCAGCGAACACCCGGTCAGATTCGCTCCAACCGCACGGGGTTGCCTCCGCTACGCCCGCAGCACGGCAGGCGGCTCCCCAACCCACCCCAGTGACCCAAGCCCGCAGAAACGCTTCCTTGCGCTCCCTTGACTTCGTGAAAGAAAGTGCGAAGTCTGCCAACCAATCGCCTGCTGCTTCATCCATGCGCCAAGTGTCGCACGGCTAGGCGTTTCCCTCGCGTTTCCCGGCGTTTCTAGCCCTGAAAGAAATTTCAACAATCTTGCCGAATTTCCTACCCTACCTGTTGACAGGCAGCCGATAGGGTGTTACCTTACCGCATCGGCACGTTGCCGACCGCACCCCGAACTGGAGAACCTGACCATGCCTACGAAGATCACCCCCGCCGCCCTCCGCACCGCAGCAGCAAAGCAGCGACTTGGCAAGCCCAAGCGTGACGGCTGGAGCGTCTGCGAACGCACCCGGCACTGGGATGCAGTCATTTTCCGCCGCCAATTTCTAGCACAGACATGGCGCACCCACCTTGCCGGAAGCATGGAAATGGACGGGGTGACCGAACTTCGCGCATCGACCTTCCGCCTGATCGAACGCCAATCCTTCCGTTGCCGCCCGATCACCGTCACGATCTACGCCTACACGGATGGATCGCCTTACCTGTACCGGATCGGGCCACAGTTCTACGGCCCTGTCCAGTTCCGGAAGCAGTTCGGGGAGTACTACACCCTCACCCGCGCCGGAGACATCGGCCCGATCTTCGGAACCCCGCCGCGTCCCCTCGCCTCCTAACCGTGACCCGCACCGCGTCCCCTGTTCGCAGGGGGCCGGATGCGCGTCACTGTGACCCGCCTCGCACCTGACTGGAGAACCTGACCATGCCGAAGACCTACCACGTTGAAGTTGCCGCCAAGTTTCCCCCCTGCGGCGAACGCCCAAGCATCATCGAAGTGTGGGCTGCGACTGCCAAGGAAGCAGTAAGCAAGGCCCGCAAGGAAATGTGGCGCAACGGCCACACCCGCCACGATGGCCCCCTGACCTACCGCGCCACCGTTGCGAAGTGTTCCGAATGCGGCTGCAACCCTCGCCTGTCGCATATTGACCTGTGCGAACCCTGCGCGGAGAACATCGGCTCCCGGCACGACGAAGACCCCTACGCCTCCGCCCGCCGCGATTGCGATTCTGACGCGGAAGGCGGTTTCCCAAATCCGCACTGGCGTGAGTCGGATGGGTACAAGCGATGGCTCGACCGCGCCTAACCGTGTCCCCCACCGCGCTCCCCCACTGGGGGGGCCGGATGGGCGACACTGTGCCGCCTCTCGCACCTGACACTGGAGAACCGCCATGACCACCCCGACCGCTACCATCCCGTCCGCCGCCGTCACCCTGTCCATCGGCATCCTCTTCGACCTGCGTATCCGCCTCATTGCAAACGCCGCGATTCTGCGTGTCCAGTTGTGGAAGGCTGCGCGGTACTGGAATTCGGAGGCCGGACGCATCCGCGCCGCGTCCCAGTGGTGCGGGGAGCAGGACGCACGGGCCGATGCCCGCGAACGCGAAGAGGCGCAACTAGCCGAACTGGAAGCGGCGATTGTGTCCGCCACCGATGCCATCCGCAACGCCGGATACGTCCCCACCCATATGAATGAGCAGTCGCTGCGCGGAACCATCGTGCTGCTTGCAGCGAACGCCGACCGCCTTGTCACCGATCCCGATGCAGCCTGTACGCAGACTGCTAACTGGATCATGCGCGAACTGACCGCTTGCATCGAACGCTTCAACTGCCACAGCGACAACCGCGCCTAACCGTGCCACCCACCTACCCCCCGCGAGGGGGGCTAGTGGGCTGCATTGTGCAACCCTTCGCACCTGACACTGGAGAACCTCACCATGCGCACCCGTATCACCGTCACCGACCTTCGCGCTGCCGTTGACCTGCTGAACCGCACCACCAACGCAACCCCGGGGGCCATCGGTTCCTACATCCTGTCCGGCGCGTACGGCGGATGGCAACTGCAACGCCTCGCCACTGACGGCGGCGGCATCCGGCAGATCACCTACGGCTACATCCCGGCGCGGGAACTGTTGGAGCGGATCCACGCATTCCGCTACGGCTACGAACTGGCGGAGGCGAACCGCGCCCGCGCCGAACCCGACACGGCAACCTGTGACGGGTGCGAGAATGCGTACCCGGTCGATCAGGTGGACGTACTGGGGAATGCGGAGCATGGATTCTTCGGCCTCTGCCACACCTGCAAGGCGAAGGATGCCGCCGCCGCCGCTGACACCTGCCCCGTGACCGGGGACACCTACGGCCTCCCCGCCTGACTGTGCCACCCGCCGCGCTCCCTCTTCGGAGGGGGCCGGACGGGCTGCACCGTGCAGCCTTTCGCCCTGCTACTGGAGAACCACCATGTCCGAACCCATCGAACGCGCCTCACTGGAATTCGTCCACAACGCCGAAATGCGTGACCTCGCCCGCCCCGCAACCATCATCGTTTCACATATTTGCGCCGAAATGAACCGGGACATAGCCGTGCTGCGGGACGCATGGACAGCGTCCCAGTGGAGCGTAAACCTGACCGTCACCCGTATGCGAATCCTCTCCGACCGGATCGGATCCCGCATCGATCTCCTAGGCCGAACGGGCTTCATCCACATGGATTCGTACGCCGCCCTGCATGGGGAGGCGAAGGAAGCACACTCCGCCGCCCTCGCCCGCCGTGCGAACGCCCTCGCCCGTGGGAAGGTGACCGCCTAACGCCGTGCCACGCACCTGTCCCCGGCTCACGCCGGGGGCGGGATGCGCGACACTGTGTCCGCAAGTCTAGTTCCGATAGCCTGTTACAGAAATTCTACAATACTACTGAATTTCCTGTTGATATACTGCCGATAGACTGTAAAGTACTCACATGGTCGGAACGTCCGACCGATTCACCCCTCACTGGAGAACCTCACTATGGCACATCAGATCCGCAACAACGACCATCTCGTCCTCGCAGGCAAGTCCGCATGGCACGGCCTTGGCACCGTGACGGAAGGCGCACCGAACCCGTTCGCCGCGCTCCGCCTCGCCCGACTGGAATGGGACGTACTCCCCTCCGCATCCATCTCCGGCATCTTCAACCCCGGCGAGAAGGAAGAGTTCCGCGTGTCCACCGACACCGCGCAGGTACTGGTGCGGTCGGATGACAAGTCCGTCCTTGGCGTGGTCGGCCCCGACTACACCCCGGTGCAGAACTCGCAACTGGCCGAACTCGCCTACGCCCTGCGGGACGCGGGTTCCGATAGGGGTGTGGAGATTGAGTCCGCCGGATCCCTGTACGGCGGTCGCCGGGTGTGGTTCCTCATCCGCGCAGCGTCCATCGAAATGGGCGGCAAGGGTGACGCGACCGTCCCCTACTTCATGCTGACCAACGCCCACGATGGTACGGCCAGTCTGCAGGGGCTTGGCACGGGTACGCGGGTGGTGTGCGCGAACACCATGCGCATCGCACTGGGTGAGGCGAAGGATCGCATCGCCTTCCGCCACACCTCCGGCATCGGGACGCGGGTGGAGGAAATGGCGGGCATTATCAAGCAGTGGTTTGCGAACATGGAGAAGGGGCAGGCTGTCGCCTCCCGCCTCGCGGCCAAGCCCATGAACCGCGCCGCGATCCAAGCCCTGTGGGTGGAGGTGGTGCAGCGACTGGACGGCGAGATCCCGAACAACCCCACCAACGGGTGGGAGGAGACGCGCCGCGAGAAGGCGGTGGTTGGCCTCGCGCACATGGCGCAGGTGTTCGACCGCGAGTCGCAGCAGTACGGCGCGAACCTGTGGGTGGCGGCGAACGCGGCGACGAACTGGGTGCAGCACGTTCGCAGCCAGTACGCCATTCGCAAGGGCGATAGCACCGCCCGGGCCTACGCCCAGTGGAACGGCAGCACCGCCGACGATTCCGCCGAAGTGTGGAAGGTGGCGACCGCCGCAGTGTGACGCGACTGGTGCGCGGTCACCCCTCCCCCCGAAGTGGGGGAGGGGGATCCGCGAGTCAGTCGGGACGAATCCCGACAGTACTGCGCAACTTACTGGAGAACCTGACCGTGAAGACCAAGTATTCCCCCACCTACTGGAACGGCGACGGCGAACTGCAAGAGATCCACGACGCGCTGTGCGACGCGCTCGTCCCCGATTGCGGCAACGCGCCGACCGAACATGGCGAGGCGTTGCGGTGCATCGGCCGGATTTACTACGAGGCGTACAACAACGGCGGCTACAACGCCCGCGACCGCCGCAGCCGGGACGGCGAACTCGATGACCGCTACGCGGGGTACATCCATCACATCAATGACTTCGCAAGCCTCGACGCGAACGAGGTCGAGGCGTTGCGGAACGCCTTGAAGTACGGCAATGCTCTCTGCGACGGTCGCAAGCCGCGCACGGCTCGCCGCCTTGACGCGCTCGTCACCAAGGTCACCCGACTGGCGGTACTGGCCCACCTCAAGACCGTCAAGCGTCCGAAGGACGGAAAGACCGCCTGACCCACCCCCAACTGGAGAACCCTATGCGACCTGACCCCAAGATCGACACCCTGCGTACCGACCTGACCGCATCAGTGTCCGGAACCGTCCACCGCCTGATCGAATGGCGCAAGCGTATGCAAACTGGGGGGATGCACGTTCCCGCCCGCCGCATCATCATGCGGGACATCGAACGCGCCCGATGGCTCATCGATTTCTGCACCCCTATCACAACTGACGAGGAGCGGGCAAGGTTGCGCTTCGCCCTTGCAGGTGCGGAGGGCGAGGTGCTTCCCCTGTTGGAGCAGCGAACCCAAGCCCGCAAGGCGTTGGCCGCATCCATGCGTAACCCCTGATTTCATCTAGGCTTACAGAAATCTACAAACTTTCCTGTATTACCTATTGACTTCCTGTCTACTTGTGGTAGACTGCACTAGTCGGAACGTCCGACATCACCCCTTACTGGAGAACCTGACCATGACCACCTACACCCACGACATCAAGTTCAAGACCGACACCAACATCGACATCGAAGCCACCATCGTTTCGTCCTACATCGATGGCAGCGTCAAGTCCATCCGCATCAGCGGTGATAGCACCAATGCGAAGGGGAGCAAGGATCCGGGGACGTTCACCGTCACCATTCCCGCCGATGCGCTGAACCGCGACCGCCTCTACCAGTTCGCAGCCGCTGCCATTCGCAACGCCGCGATCACTTGCAGTCGGGAAGACGTTTCTTTGGATTTGGATGACACTGGTTTGGAGACGATCCGCACGGGCATCGCCGCGTTCTTGAATCACTTCAACTCAATGACCCCGGCGCAGTACGCGGTGGCGCAGGAACTGAACGAGTGCATCATCAGCGAATGCACCATCGACTGACCGACTGACTCACCCCCAACTGGAGAACCAACCATGAAGACCACCATCACCATCACTATGGAAATCGACGGCATCGATCCGAAGTCAGACGCGGCTAGCACATTCCTCGACCATGTCGAATCAGCGTTCGACCGGGCGGCAGACAACCTGCAACACGTTGCAGTTCCCGGCGGCGCAGCGTTGCCGATGTGCATCAACCGCTACTGGTTCGCCATCGAGGGCGGCGAGACTCGCCATATGCCGGACGATCAGGACTGCTAACCGTGTTCCCCACCTGTCCACCCACTGGGTGGGCGGGATGGGCAACACTGTGTAGCCCTATCGCACTTACTGGAGAACAGACCATGACTACTGCCACTGAAACCAAGTCCGTCACCATCACGCGCCCGTCTTACGCAGCCCGCAACGAGGCCAGTGTTTTCTTCGACATTGCCGTGGCGTACATCGCCAAGGATGTCGCAGCCCTGTCGGACAACGGGAAGATTTCGATGCTGATTCAATACGCTTCGATGCTTTCCGGGATCGCGCACCATGACCTGTGGCTTGCTGCTGTCGAGGTTGCCCGTGCGGAGCGTGAGGAGAACCAGTCCCGGTGGAACATTCAGAACGGGCAGACGGATCGATCCATCGCCATGTTCCCCTGCCCGGTCTACGAAACCATCCGTAAGGAACTGCGTGGCATCGGCTGCTGATCACCCCAACTGGAGAACCGACCATGACGAAGAACGAACGATACGAACGTGCTTACCGACTCGCTATGGCATACATCGAAATGGAGCCGGAACTTCAACCAGTCTCCGCCATTCGAGAAGCAGGAATGGAATACGCGATTCCCACTGGTTCACAACTGTCCGCCTTTGTCAAGTGGGCTACTGAACGAATGACGAAAGCAACTCCCACTCCCATCGACCATGCCTAACTAACGCACCACCAACTGGAGAACCGACCATGATCAACATCGACTCACTGCTATTCGGCGGACGCACCCGCCTCACCGTCAAGGCGTGGATGAAACGCGCCACCCGCCCGATCACCACCACCGTACTGGCCGGGGAGATTGATTCCCCCACCGCACGGGAACTGGTGCGGTGCGCATACGAACTTTCCAAGATCGACCCGGACAACGAGGCCGGGTTCGATGCCGCTGTTGAATCGTTCAACGCTGCGGAGTCTGCATTCCTCGCCGCACATTCTGACACGGAGGTTGAACTATGAAAGCGCAACGAAGCAGCAGCGATAACCCGCACTCAACGTGGAAGGAACGGAAGCAGGTTCCGCTTCCGCTCGTCACCTACGAAATGCTTCTCAAGTACCGGGAGTTGGTCGCCGCCGACCTTCCGGCGGGCGCGTTCCTGTCGATGCACGCGACCGTGCATCAGGCGGTGGAGGTTGCACTGGCATCCCGCCTCGCCGCAACGGAGGGAGTTTCCAATGCCGCTAGGTAATCTCACCGCCCTGTCGATGGTGACTGCCGTCTACGGTTCGACCATCTTTCAGGTCGATGACAACTTCGTGGTATGGAGTTCGGGAATCGCTGTCAAACTTGACAAGGGTGCATGGGTTGGATCCAGTTTCGAGACTTGGCCCGGGGTCAACCCGCCGTGGAACCCGGTGTCCGCCCCGGTGCAGGTGTCCGCCCCAGTGGTGACGGCTCCGGTGCAGGTGTTCACCATGCCCACGCCATCGGCCTCGCCCCGGGTGGTGCGCCACCACTTCACGGTGGCGGGACAGTCGGTAGTCTACGAAACCACGCCTTGAGAGGGACGCGAACAAGCCCCCGGCTAACGCCGGGGGTTTTTGTTTTTATACATCCGGCATCGCTCCGTGTTCTTCGCCACGCATTTCGGACAGCGGCATCCATACTGGTACGCGGTCGATGCGGAGTGATTCGGGAACTTGCAGGGCTTGCCTTTGGCAGCGCGGAGTTTGGCGCGGGCGATCACCGCCCGGTGCTTCTCGTTGTTCCAGTTGTTGCAGTCGATGCACCTGCATCCCCGGCGGTGGGCGGTGGAGGATGCAAGGTCGGGGAATTGGCAGTCATTCTTCATGGTGATTCCGTGATGGTAATCAGGACTCCACAGTCGGATACGGACTTGACGCGGACGGTGGAGAACTGGATGGACTGGATCATGCGATCATCCGACCATGCCTTCGCATCGGTCAGGCCATCGATGAACGCCTTGGTGCGACCGCCGATGTTGTCTACGTCCGGGAGGCGACCGCGACCGCGCCACTCAACGGTCACGGTCGCCTTCCTGAACGGCTCCCACGATGCGCACTTTCGCATCTCCACCATCGCGAGCGTGGCCGCAACGTAGCGGTCGTGTCGCGCTGCCTTCATGCGTACCACCCAGTGTGACCGGGCGTTCGCGCTTGGCATCTTTGGTGGCGGGAGGACGATGGTCAGGCTTCTAGCAGTTCCGTCGTAGGGGCTGCGAGAATCCATTCCATCAGTTGCGTTGCCCATCGGTGCGCCTCTTGGTCGCTCCACCCACTGGGCTGTTCGATGCTGATCGAACGGCGGCGGTTGCCTGAATGGAGCGTCAGCATCGTAATGCGCTTGTCCCATTCCTTACCCTCACCGTGCAGAAGTCGTTCCGCAGGTTCGCCCATCGCGCCGACAGCATTTGCGATAAGGGCAGCGCATTCGATGGCGGAGTCGCCGGGTTCCACGTTGAAGGAACCTTGCGCCCCAAGGATGCGGGAGTCAT